AAGATGAGAGATCAAATAGAGCAAAAGAGCTTATTGGTTTAGGTGATAAATTTAAAGTAGACGCAACGGTTGGTGCTGCAATTGACACATATAAATCATTAACAAAAACAACATCATCACTATTACTTGATGATCTCAAGCTTGCTGTTAATAAAATACGAGAATATATTAGAGATGCGGATGTGAACGATGACACATTCGATAAATATACTCGTGCAGTAGAAAGAATTATACCATTAACAGAGAAACTAACAAATGCAGAGCGAACTGTAGTTAAAGAGGTGGAGGAACTACAAGAGATGCGTGGAGCTAAAAAGGCTACATTGTTAGACGGTGGTTTTGATGGATTATTTAAATAGATATGAGAGAGTTTAATAAATACCAAACACAACTTACGGACGATCTCATCTCATCTCTTAATAGAGAGGTGTATGATGATCTACTTGATGTTATTAATAATATTGAGTTCGTAAATAGGCTCATATCGAAAGATCGTAAATTTTCAAAGGATTTAGATAGAGACAACCAAGGTAGGATAATAGTTGATTTGTGTAATCCTCATATACTTGAAGATATGGATTATTTCAGACAATCCGCTATACATTTCCAAAAATATGGAGTTTATACAAAGTTGCTACCAAATCCAAATCCACAATCAGAATATGGTAAGTGACTTAAGCGTGAGGTAGAAAGATGCTGGAAGGGAATGACAAGGCAATCTGATGGCGAATGAATACCAGGTGATATGTATTTCTACTTGAATTACTTCCCAATTATACAGACTAAGATTATAGGTAATTCAAAGATAGGCCAGCGTGTAACTGATTTTCCTGAGATGTGGGAAGGTGTATATTGAAGGTTTCATTATATGCATCAAGCTAGATATGGTGGATTATATGATGACTTTACAGGCGGTCATCATGGCTGTGAGATAGCTAGACGTGGTGCAAGCCACCCGTATTCAGAAAACGTATTAACGCCTTATGGGTTTAAAAAGTGGGGAGATATTTCAATTGGTAGTGAGCTATATGGTCCAGATGGGAATATAACAAAGGTAGTAGGGGTTCCATTTGATGGTGAAATAGAGGTATACAAAATTACGCTTAAAGATGGTAGGATTGTATTTGCCTCTGAAAATCATTTATGGAATGTTCATAAGCATGGATGGAAGAATGACAGAATTGAAACCAAGTCACTCAAAGAAATCATGGCTGATTATAAGCGGCCAAGAAAAATAACAGATAGAAATCCAAATGGATTTGAGTATGTATATTCAATACCATCAAATAATGCTATAGATTTTAAAAGTAGAGATGTGTTCATAGATCCATATACAATGGGTCTTCTTCTTGGAGATGGAACTTTTCGTCATAAGGAGTATTTAAATACTGTTGCATTCACTGCTCACGAAGAAGATATGGAGATTTATAAAAAATACATTCCATATAAAATAAACACCGGTAAAACTAAATTTGGATATTCAATAACAATAGATGGCGTTTCTGAATATTTAAAATCTATTGGATTGTTTATGAAAAAATCTGAATTAAAATTTATCCCAGATGAATATAAATACAATTCAAAGGAGGTTAGACTCAACCTATTAAAAGGTTTAATGGATACGGACGGTGGACTCTCTAAAGGAAGGCCTACGTATAGCTCTGTGTCAGAAAGATTAGTTATGGATGTAGCGTTTATAGCTAGAAGTCTTGGGTATAACTGTAATTACACAAAACAAAAAGCTGGATACAAAAAGGATGGTGTGTATAAACCGTGTCTGGATTGTTATTGTTTATGAATATACACTGATGATAAAATATTCAGTCTCCCTAGGAAATTAAATGCTATAATACCATATACTGGTGGGTATTCAAAAAGCAAAAGAGATAAAACTAGAATTGTTGACATACAATTTTCTCACGTTGAAAGGTCTAAGTGTGTAACAGTTGATAATGAATCGCATTCTTATTTAATTGGTGATTTCATACAAACCCACAATTCTAAATCATATTCACTTGGTGCTATACTTACCAAACATTTTCTTCTGGGTGAAAATGACATATCTAAAACAAAGGTAAAAAGTTTAGTTGCTGCATACCAGAAAGAATATCTTATAAAGGATGGTCTGCTTAATAAATTTATAGATGGGGTAACTCATTGCTCGAAAACAACTCAATTTCCCAATAAGAGGCTTAAATCTTCATTATCTGATATGCAATGGATACTTGGGTTTAAAAACGAGAAAGATGATGATGATGGCCTTTTAAATGAGGTCATCGGGGTCGCTATTAAGGATGATCCAGATAAGGCTCGTGGTAAGCGATCCAATAAGATGTTTTATGAAGAGTTTGGTATGTTTCCAAAGTTTCTTGATGTATGGCAAACATCATTACCAAATGTGCAGGAAGGTGACGTTGCATTTGGAATGGCATACTCAATTGGCACTGGTGGTAGTGAGGGTTCTGATTTTAGCGGTGCATTAGAGATGATAAATTACCCAGCTGGATACAATGTATACGCATTACCAAACTATTGGGATAAAGGCGCAAATGGTAAAAAGAATACAATATTTTTCTTCCCAGGATACATCAATTCAAAAGGATTTTACAATAAAGATGGAGTATCGGATGTTATCGGAGCTCTCATATCTGAGATAGAATTTAGGGTTAATCTTAAATATAATTCATCGGATCCAATGCAGATTACTAGGCGTAAAGCTGAAACAGCATTTACTATACAAGACGCCATTATGCGGAGGGATGGATCTATGTATCCATCTGATAAGTTGAATGATATTATAAATCAGATAAATCTAAATCCTAGTTATTCTGATGACTTCTGGATTGGTAGGCTCGAATTATCAAAAGATGGTGAAGTTAAATACAAGCCAGATAGCGATCTAAAATATATTACAGAGTTTCCACATAAAGATAATAAGCTTGAGGGGGCGTGTTGTATATTTGAAATGCCGATAAAAGATAGTTCTGGCAGGGTACCTTGAGGCAGATATATAGCTGGAGCTGACGTTTACGATGATGATGCATCAAATACATTGTCATTATTTAGCATGTTTATACTTGACTTGCATACAGATAGAATTGTATTTGAGTACACCGGAAGGCCAATGTTTGCTGATGATGCGTATGAGAATTGTAGATTAGCTTTGCTGATGTATAACGCAGAATGTAACTATGAGAATAACAAGAAGGGATTGTTTAAATATTTTTCTCAGCATAACTCTTTGTATTTGTTGTCTGATACTTTGGATTTCTTGAAAGATAAGGAGATTGTTAGGGGTAATTTATACGGAAACAAGGCACACCCATATTCAGAAGATGTATGAACAAAAAGTGGATATAAAAAATGGGGAGAAGTAAATATAGGTGATTATATTTATGGGACAAATGGGAAACCAACAATGGTGATAGATATACCATTTGATGATGTTAGTGATATATATAGAATAACATTAAAAGATGGAAGATCTGTATTATCATCAGAAAATCATCTGTGAAAAGTTATTGATTCAAGCAATATTGAGAAAGTTATATCTACAAAAGATATGATAATTTCATATTATAGAAAAAAGGGAAAGTATAAGGAGTATAAATACTATATTCCAAAAAACAATGGAGTAGAATTTTGTAAAAATGATTTACCAATGAACCCATATCTACTAGGATTGATCCTTGGAGATGGATGTTTTACAAACTCAAGATATCACAACATTAATTTCGCATCAAGTATTGATGATATGGTTAATTACATGAAGTCCTTAAACCTTGAATATATTACAGTAGATGATAGACATCATTGAATAAGATATAAAAACTGTGGAAATATATTCAAATCATTAAATCTTCATAATAAAACTGGTGAGGATAAGTTTATACCAGACATATACAAAATGACAGACAGAATATCAAGACTTGAGATGCTAAGGGGATTGTTGGATTCTGATGGTAATATAGGTTATGGTGGAAATCCAGAGTTTACAAATACATCAGAGAAATTAATCGACGATGTTATATTTATCGCAAGAAGTCTTGGAATAAATTGTAACAAATGTATAGCAAGAAATTGCAATGACGGCACAAAGAAAGCGTGGA